TAATAATCCAAAGGTAAGTGCAAAAGGTACGGATACTAATGTTGATATAGAAATAGAAGGACAAGGAACTGGGGGTATTTTATTAAATAGTCCAGAAATATTAAAACAAGAAACCTTGAGTGGTGGTAGTAGTGAAGCAATATCAATTGTTTTACCTTACACTGAAATAACAAAGGGAACTGCGGGTACATATACCATTGCAGACGGTGTTGTTGGACAAGTTAAATATGTAAGTGTAAGTGGTGCTGGTACTGCAACAATTACTCCCGCAAATTTTGGTGCGGGGACTACTATTGCGTTGCAACAACATGAAACCGCAACTCTAATTTTTGACGGAACAAACTGGCAAATACTTGCAACCTACGGTGGTGCAGTCGCATAAGGAGAATAAAAGATGGCCGCAATTATAACAGATAAACTTAAAAATTTAGTCGTAGACTTAATTAAAGCAAACGACAGTGACGCATCAAATAAGTATTATGCGGCGATTGGTCGTTCAGAAGCATGGAATGACTCAGATGTATCTCCGACTCCATTAAGAACCAAATCAGAAGAAAACGATTTTAGAAACTCAATGCAGTCTATGAAACTAGTTGCAGATGTTTCATTAGTAATTCCCAGATATAACTGGTCATCTGGTACATTTTATTCTGCATATGATGATACTCAGGTTGGTAATACTAACGCATACTATGTGGTAAATGCAAACCAACAAGTATACATGGTTCTTCGTGCGTCTGTATCTGCGACTGGTACTGCAGTTGCATCAACAGTAGAACCAACTGGTAATACTACGGGTACACCTTTTAAAACTTCTGACGGTTATGTTTGGAAGTTTATGTATTCAATCTCAGCAACTGACGCAAACAAATTTCAATCTGCAAACTTTATACCAGTTAAAAGTATTCCATTTACAAATATAAATTCTTCTGTTGCAGAAGTAGAACAAAAGGCAGTTCAAGATGCGGCCGTCCATGGTCAAATAATTGGTTATGGTATTGAGTCTGCGGGTGCGGGATATGGTTCTGCACCGACCTTAACAGTACAAGGTAATGGTTCAAATGCGGCCGCAACTGCAACAATATCTGGTGGACAAGTAGTTAAAGTAGAAGTTGCAGATAGTTCAGATGCATCACTTAAGATTGCAAGTTTTGGTAGTGGTTATGACTATGCAAATGTAGAAGTAAGTGGTGGAAGTCCAACTAAACCCGTAAAAGTTAGACCTATTCTTGCGAATAGTGGTGGGTTAGGTCATGATGCAACTATTGATTTTAAAGCAAGTGCAATTATGTTTAATGCAAAACCTTCGGGAACTGAAACTTTAGACTTTGTTATTGGACAAGACTTTAGACAAGTAGGATTAATAAAAAACCCACAAGTAGACTCTGCGGGACACGGTGGTAATGGAGTTTCAACTGCATTTACAGCATCAACTGGTCGTGCATTAAAAGCATTAAACTTTTCTGCAGTAAACACTGCGTTTGGAGAAGATAAAACAATTTTAGGTGTGACTTCTGGTGCAAAGGCATTTATTGATAAAGACTCTGGAAACTCAGTATTCTATCATCAAAATGATGACACTGGATTTAGGTCTTTCCAAGCAGGCGAAACTGTACAAGAAACAGACGGAACTGGTGAAGGCGTATTAGATAGTGCGGGTGCATTTGAAACCACATTTGAAGTAAACCCACACACAGGCGAACTACTCTATATTGATAATCGTTCTGCAGTCACAAGAAGTGCAGACCAAACCGAAGATATTAAAATCGTAATACAAGTATAAGGAATAAAAGATGGCAACATTTACAAAAAATAGTTTTGAAACCACATATAAAGATGATTTCGTTGATAGTGATAATTATCATAGAATATTATTTAACTCTGGTCGTGCGTTGCAGGCAAGAGAACTTACACAAATGCAAACTATTATTCAAGAAGAAGTTGCAAGGTTTGGTCGTAATGTATTCAAAGACGGTGCAGCCGTTAATCCAGGCGGCCCTACTATAAACAATTCCTTTGAATTTGTCAAGTTAAATACTACTACAAATCAATTACCAACTGATACATCTACTTTAATTGGATTAGAACTTACGGGTGCAACTTCAAGTGTAAAAGGTAGAGTAGTAAGAGTAGAAACTGCAAGTGGTTCAGACCCCGCAACTTTATATGTGCAATATACTGACACCGATACTAGTGGATTGTCTGGAACATCTGTAGTAAGATTTACTGCGGGTGAGAACATTACTGGTGGTGGAGAAACACTTACAGTGCAAACAACAAACACTGTTGCAAACCCAGCAACGGGTCAAGGTACAATCATAAGTAATGCGGGTGGAGACTTTTTTGTAAGAGGACATTTTGTTTTTGCAAAACCACAATCGGTATTACTTTCAAAGTATTCTAAGTTTCCAAATGAAGTAGTTGGATTTACCGTTGCAGAAGATATCGTCACATCTGATGATGATACTGCACTTTTTGATAATCAGGGTGCAACTCCAAACACTACATCGCCTGGTGCAGACCGATACAGAATTCAATTAACTCTCGCAAAAAAATCAGATGTTTCTGCGACAGATAACTTTGTATTCTATTGTGATGTTGTTGACGGAGAAATAATTGAACAAGTCACGGGTGCAGATAATTACAATAAAATTAATGAAGTTCTTGCACTTAGAACAAAAGAAGAGTCAGGTAATTATATTGTAAATCCATTTAGAGTAAACTTTGAAGAAGACTCTGCGGGTGGAAGTACATCTAATTTAATCGCAAGTGTGTCGAAGGGAACTGCATATATTAATGGTTATAGATTTAATACAGAAAAACCAACAAAACTTGTTGTTCCTAAACCAAGAACAACTACAACAATTAATAATGAAGCCATAGGTGTTAACTATGGTTCTTTTGTATTAAGTCCTAATATACTAGGTGATTTAGGTATTGCATCATTTGGATTAGTTAATTTAAGAAGTGCAGTTGCACACGGTGGAAGTACTATAGGAACTGCAAGAGTAAGAGCAATCGCAGAAGACGGTGCGAATTATAAAATTTATTTATTTGATATTAATATGAATTCCGCACAATCTTTCAGAAATGTAAAATCTATTGGTACAAGTACAACTGATTACGCAGATTTAATCTTAGAGTCAAGTAAAGCGGTGTTGAAAGAGTCTGTACAACAATCATTAGTATTTCCTTTACCAAAATCAAGACCCAAAAACTTAAGTGATATTTCACTTGAAGTACAAAGAATGTTTACGGGTACTGCAAATGAAAGTGGTCAATTGACTCTTAATTTAACTACAAGTGGAGAAACCTTTGTAAACACAGATGATTGGTTAGTCACAATTGACTCGTCTGGATTAACTGACTCTGACGCATCTTTTGGTTCAGTTGGTAGTAATTCAATGACGATTAGTAGTTTACCTACATCTGGCGATACTGCAGTGACAATTTATGCGAAAGTAAACAAATCCATTGGACAATCCAGAACAAAAACCTTAACAGAAGAAACAACCACTGGAACAACTGTCACAGAAAATGGTGTATCTTTCTTAAAATTACCCAGAGCAGACATAGTAGAAGTCCTATCAATCAAACAGACTGACTCAGACGGTGCAGATTTATCTTCAAAATTTGAAATAGACAATGGACAAAGAATAAACTATTACCAAAATGGTAGACTAATAGTAAGAAAAAATACCTCTGCACCAAGTGGTACAATATTCTCTCGTTATAAGTTCTTCTCGCATGGTGCGACTGGAGATTTCTTCTCTGTCAATTCATACACTGGACAAGTAAATTACGAAGACATACCTAATTTAAGTGTTAGTTCAAGAGAGTCTTTAAATCTAAGAGATGCAATTGATTTCAGAAGTGTAAGAGATAGTGGTGCATCTACGGGTTCATTTGGAACTATTCACGAACTGCCTTCAAATGGAGACATTGTGACTGTAGATGCAGAATACTACTTACCAAGGTCTGATAAAATAGTTGCAAACCAAGACGGTACATTAAAATTAGAGTCTGGACAGCCTGGATTTAGTAGACAATTACCACCTACACCTGAAAATACTTTAAATCTATTTGAATTAAACTTAAATGGATATGGTATTACTGACTCTGATTTATCAACAAGAGTTTTAAAAGCAAAAAGATTTCGTATGGAAGACATTGCAAGGTTAGAAGAAAGAATAGATGACCTTGAAGAAACTACTGCGTTAACATTCTTAGAACAACAAACAGAAACATTATTGATAACTGACTCGTCTGGTACTGCAAGAACTAAGACTGGGTTCTTAGTAGATAACTTTAAAGATAGAGCATTCTCTGATACTCAAGACCCAGACTATCGTGCATCAATTAATCCAGCAACAAAAACTTTACACCCACACGTTTCTGTATTTAACACTCCTTTGAAATATGACTCTGCAAAATCATCAAACACTATATTAAAAGGAGACAATGTTTATTTACATTATAGTCATGACTCTGCAATTGCAAACAGACTTATATCTGGAGTAGAAAATGTAAACCCATTTGCAGTAGTGGTACATGAAGGACAAATCACATTATCTCCTGAGTCAGATGTCTGGGTAAATACTGAATACGAACCCGCAAATGTGACTAATGTAGATGTCACTATTGACCAAGGAGTAATACAAGGACAAGCACCACAACCATTTGCGTGGGGTGGTGTACAATTACCTAATTTTGGAAATACTCTTGGTTTAGCCACAACTAACTGGTTTGGTAATTGGAATTGGAACTGGAATGGGGTAAGTAATGTTGAAGAAGTTAGTGATGTCACTCAGGGTAGAAGAAGAAGTAGAACCTTCTCGCAAACAATTACTTCAAGTGAAGTAGTAAACGAAGTCATTGCAGATAGAACTGTATCTTTAACTTTTGTTCCGTTTATGCGACCAAGATTAGTATTCTATAAAGTAGAAGGTTTAAGACCAACAACAAGATACTATCCATATTTTGACGGTGTTGCATTTGATAACTTTACTCGTGCGGGTACAAGTGAATTTACAAATGTTGCGGGACAAACTTATGTTGGTAATCAATATCAAGGCTTAAACGCACACCCGAATGGAAGTACAAATATAGTCACCGATGCAAATGGTGCTGTTGAAGGTTCTTTCTTAATACCTTCTTCTGATACAAACAGATTTAGAAGTGGTGATAGAGAATTTAAACTATTAGATATTTCAGTTGATAATCAGTCATCTGCGACTTCTTTTGCAAGTAAAATATTTACTTCAAGGGGTACAATTGATACTAGACAACAAGATATTATTAGTACAAGAACAACTACTATTGCAACAAGACAATGGCAACAAGTCACATGGTCAGACCCACTTGCACAAACCTTTATGGTCACTGCACCAAGTGGTATGTTTGTGACTAAAGTAGAATGTTATTTTAAAACCAAGGATACTGCTATACCAGTACAATTACAAATTAGACCAGTAGTAAATGGTGCTCCTAGTTCTGACCACATAGTTCCAGGCTCTACAGTATTTGTAAATCCAACTTCGGTGCAAGTACCAACAACACAAACACAGGCGGCTGCATTAGCAAAACCAACTACCTTTGAATTTACTGAACCAGTATTTTTAAATGGTGATACTGAATACTGTATTGTATTATTATCAGACTGTACTTCATACAATGCATATGTTGGTGAGACTTATGCATTTGAATTAGGAAGTACGGAAAAAAGAATTAACAGACAGCCTTCATTGGGTAGTTTATTTAAATCACAAAATGGAACAACTTGGGAGCCTGACCAAACAAAAGACCTTGCATTTACTATGTTCAAAGCATCATTTAATACTGCGGGTGGTCATGCAACATTTGAGAATGTTCCAGTACCAGATAACTTACTACACAATAATCCAATATTAACTGTTGCATCTGATAGTGATGTCACAGTTCTTATGCCTGACCATGGTTTCAAAGTAAATGATACTGTCACAATCAGTGGATTTGACTCTGCGGGAACTGGAGTTTTAAATGGAATAGACTCTGCGGGTAGAGTAAATGGAACACACACGGTCACTGCAGTGGACGGTAATAGTTATCAGTTCAAAATCAATGTGGGTAATGGAGTCACTGGACTTCCAAATGCCGCTGGTTATGTTGGTGGTGCAAGAGTTAAAACTACTAGACAAGTAGAATTTGATATTGCAATTCCTACTCTTGACAATTTAGTACCAGAAGATACTACTCTAAGTTTCTCTGGTAAATTTATGACGGGTAGTTCACTTGCGGGTAATGAAACAAGATTTCAAAAAGATGCAAGTTTCTCAACGGACTTAGTATTGAATACCGATAATACATTTACCGCACCAAGACTAATTGCAACATCAGCGAATGAAACTACAGAATTAGGTGCGGGAGAAAAATCCGTGACTATTCGTGCAAACATGAATACAACTCGTGCAGATGTTTCTCCAGTGGTAGATACTCAAAGAACTGCATTGACTACAGCACATAACAGAATAGACAATCAGGTATCTGCGGGTGCAACTGCGGGTGTTAGTAATGTTCCTTTACTTTATGTTGCAGAAACACAACCTTTTGGTGGCAGTGCATTAAGTAAACATATAACTAGACCAATAACATTACTTGAAGATGCAATTAATTTAAAAATTCTATTGTCTGCTTTAAAACCAAATGGTGCAAGTTTTGATGTATATTTCAGAACTGCAACAGAAGGACAAGATATAACACAACAAAGTTATACACTTGCAAACATAGAGTCTCCAGTTGCGGCTGATAATGCAAACTTTAAAGAGTATAGATATCTTGCATCATTACAAAATGCAATCGAGTCATTTAACCAGTATCAAGTTAAGATAGTGATGAACTCAGTTAACTCTTCTAAAGTACCTTTAATTAAGGACTTACGTATTATCGCACTTGCAACATAATGGACAAAAATAGATATATAAAAGTAGAGAACCAACCACACCTTGTAAGAGACAAGATAAGTGGTGCGATTTTAAATACAGATGTATCTGAGATTAAAAGAGCAAAAGAAATAAAAAGAAAAAACTTGTTAAAAGAACAAGAAATATCAGAAATGAAATCTGATATATCGGAGTTAAAACAATTAGTTAAATTATTGGTGGAGAAAAATGCCTGATAGTAATTACACAGTCACGTCAACAACCGATAACTTTAGTCAGTTTGTTAACAATACAAATACCATTAGTAAAAATTTAGGTGCAACTGGTCTCTTGACAACTACTATAGACTCTGATATAGTAGGTGCAATCAATGAGATAGACTCAGACATTGGAACTCGACCACATACTACTTTAACAACAACTGCAAAAACAATTACTGGTGCAATTAATGAATTGAATGCGGGTGGTGGTTCTTTATCTGGATTAACTGCAGATAGTTCTGGAAAACTCGGTGGATTTAATGATAGTGCAGAAAGAAGTACCGTGACTAATTCACTTAACACTTTATCTGCAGACATTAGAACATTAGACTCAGACATAGGTTCTTCTCGTGCAAAAACTACACTAACTACTACATCTAAAAATATTGTTGGTGGTATAAATGAATTAGACGCAGAACTTGGAGACTCCGCACTAAATACTGGACTTACTGGTATGACAGTAAGAAGAGCATTAAATAAACTTGACTCAAACCATGACTCTGCAATTTCTCAAATAACAACAGACATCGCAAACTCATTTAGATATACTACAATATCTGCGGATACTGGAAGTGATACTGTTGATAGTGCGAGTGGTTCAATCGCAATTGTTGGAGACGGTATTATTCAAACTACAATGTCTGGAAACAGATTATTAATTGACCACACTGTAATTGGTGCGACAGATGTTAATAACAGTGGTAGAACATTTGTGCAAGATATTACTATGGACTCTGCGGGTCACGTCACTGCAATAGGTAGTGCTGCAGTTAGTAATCTAGATAATAATGATATTGCCGCTAGTGCGGCCATCAATGCAGAAAAAATTCATGACGGAACGGTATCGAATACTGAGTTCGGTTATTTGAATGGAGTGACAAGTGCAATACAAACTCAAATTGACGGATTAGGTTCTGACTCTGCGGGACTGCAAACTCAAATAAACAGTCTTAATACAGGCAAGTTAGGTCGTGCTAATAATGTTTGGATAACCTCTGCTGAGGGAGAAGATAGATTTTATTTTGCTACTAGTGGCACTACCTATTATAAATCGGGAGTTGGTCATGAATTTAGAAATGCTTCAAATGTGACTAGATTTTCGTTAGATGCGAGTGGTAATGGAATATTTGAAGGTAATGTCACAGCATATGGTTCTGCATCTGACGAAAGACTAAAAGAAAATATAGAAGTCATTCCCAATGCATTAGAAAAAGTAAAAGAACTTAAAGGTGTAAACTTTAATTATAAGAGAGACGGAAAGAGAAGTACTGGTTTAATTGCACAAGATTTACAAAAAGTTTTACCAGAAGCAGTTTACACTACAAATGATATCGAAACTAAAGAAGAACATCTTGCAATAAATTATGGACTTGTTATTGGATTATTAGTTGAGGCAATAAAAGAACTGGAGAGTAAGTAATGCCTAAGTCTGCTAAGTCAACGCCCAGTAGTGGTGCAATATCTCTAAACGACATACACATAGAAGCAAGTGGTGGTTCAAGTTCAGGTGTATCTGGTACTACTTGCAGTTTTAATAAAAGCACTGACTGGGACATATTTAGTGGATTTCAACCAAGAGTTAACTTTGGGACAGATTATTTTTCAAATATGAATACTAATGCTCAAAGAAGTTTTAGTGACTATTATGTAAATCAATCATATAAAGAAGACGGAAGTTTATCAAGTCAAACCATGACTTGTGGTGGTACTTATAGTTCCTCTTTCTTTAATGAAATGGGATATAGTTCTAGTACAGAAAATGCTCAGAGAGGTTGGTGGAATATTCCAGGCACAACTTCATACGGTAATGCCCAAAAAACTCATGATACATCTAATGGTTATATTGGTAATAATGTATTATATAGAGTATGGGGAACATATTCTTACAACGCTAGTAGTGGTGGAGGCGGTGGTGGGGTGAGTGTCTTTACTAATTTAACACTTTATATATACCCAAACTCATCTGCAAATGGTACTGACCCTTTTTCTTTAGCCTCTGGATATGGTGGTTGGAATTCTATAAATGTTAATGGAAATACATTTACTAGAGCATCTGCTTTTCATTCAACTTACGCGGCTTCTGGTATTTTTTCTAATTATGCCCTTTACCAATGGGATATATCGTCTGGAGTAGGAAATAGTGGGGGATATGGTGGTGGTAATGCATTTGCTCGTGATGCCACTTCTGCAATATATCCGTTTCCGGCAAGAGGCAGTACCTTTAATTTTTCAATGAGTTAAAAAGTTTATAAATAGAGTCATGGGAAGAAATACACCAATCAAAACAGAAATTTCTGATAACTTTACGCAGTTAGTTGATAACGTAAACAATCAGTCACTTGATGTAGGTGCAACGGGTAAGTTGACAACTACGGTGGACTCTGATATAGTAGGTGCGATAAACGAACTAGACAGTAATATGGGTGCAAAGACATCTCTGACGACCACTGTTAAAACAAATATAGTAAATGCAATCAATGAACTAGACTCTGACTTAGGAAGTTTAGATAGTGTAGACTCACAAATTCGAGACTCTAATTTTGCAACTAGTCTTAATAATTTAAAAGATAGAGTATTTGGTGGTACTGGTTTTGATTTAACTGCATTAGATAGTGTTGGAAATGATAGTGATACTAAACGTGGTGGATTTAATGATAGTTCAGAAAGAGCAAGTCTAGTCACAATACTTAATACGGTTTCTCAAGATATTCAAAAACTCGACTCAGATATAAATCGAGAAGGTAGACTAACAACATCTGCAAGTACTTTACGTGGTGCAATCAATGAACTAGATGCAGAAATAGGAGCTGCGTCTTTAAACACAAGTGCAACCACCTTACGAGGTGCAATTAACGAACATGAAGCAGATATAGCCGCACTTGATATATTTAAAAACATTGCAACCGATAGTGGTTCTATTAGTATTAGTGTTGACAGTGCAAATGATACTTTAACAATACTTGGTGCGGGTTCATTAAAAACTACTGGATTTGCAAACACTGTACAGATTGACCACGATGTTGCAGCTGCATCTTCCGTAAACAATTCTGGTAATAGTTTTATTCAAGATATAACTCTTGATGCAAATGGACACGTTGTAGGTATTGCAAGTGCAGACGCAACACCCAATGATAATACTATAACCTTAACTGCGGGAACGGGTATTAATGGTGGGGGAGACTTTACTTTAAATCAAAGTGCGGACTCAAGTATTTCATTTTCAATAGACTCAGACCAAAGAGGAATTATAACTCAGATTGGAACAAGTGACTCAGATTATTTAATATTTGATTTAAAAGACTCGGCTGCAGACTCAGACAATATGAAAATATTTTTTGATAATACAGAAAAATTTAGATTTACTGGTACTGGAGATTTACATGTTGATAACGATATTATTGCATTCTCCACTACTACTGCATCTGATGAAAGACTTAAGACCAATATTGAAACTATAGAAAATCCATTAGAAAAAATAAACAGACTAAGAGGTGCAACTTATCAGTGGAAAGTATTTGATAGTCCACCAGATTTAAGAGACTCAAACATGGGATTAATCGCACAAGAAGTTGAAAGAGTATTTCCTTTCTTAGTAAAAGAAAATATTATAAGAACTGAACCATTACTACCAGATTTATCTAATATCGAAGACTCTGCAGAAATTGAAACAGAAATTTACAAAAACACTGGAATGCTTGAAAAAAAATACAAAGGTATAAATTATGACTCTTTGATTGGATTACTAATTGAAGGAATAAAACAATTAGATAGAGAAGTTAGATTATTAAGAAAAAAGGTTAAGTAATGTCTTGGCAAACTAACTTTAAAGACACTGCTCATTATGTGCCACTTACTGGTGAAATAAGAGCTTCAAAAATTCAAGGTGAAGGTAGAGGATACCCAGACTCCGTATCAGGAGATGCAGACTATGTAGGAAACCCAACTGGAATTGCAAAACCAGAAGAAATGCGAATGGACGACATGAGATATCGTAGAATGGTTTTTCCAGACGGTAGATATCCTTTTCAAGATTTTGTTGTAAGTCCATTTAGTGGGGGTCAGGGAAACTCAAAAGGTGCTACAATACAAGGTGGTTTTGGTTATCCAGAAGTTGCGACAGAAAGTCTCAGAGGTGGGTCTCTTTTTAATCCTATCTACAGTTCAAGAGAAGACAATCCCTTTAGAGGTATTAGTTGGGGTATAACTTATGGCACCGATGGCCCGAATGGTCAAGGACGCTACACATGGAGGGCTGTGTCAACGGGTAAAACCGTACCACCAACTCAAATTCAATATAGAGCAAGACGTTTAAATGATATACAAAATAATTTATCGGGTTATAGAAATCAAATAAAATATTCAAGAGGTTTAAATAGAACTGATACTGATTGGAGACCGTCATTTTCTATTGGTGGAGATTATGGATATGGTTATACAGTTAATCAAACGGGACATAGTAATAGTGGTGCCATTGATAATCGTGGACTTGACCAAACAAATTCCAATGGAGACGGCCCATTCAATACTCCAATAACTAAAGCAGGTGAAATAAAGTTTTCTGATTTTCGTGGTAAAAATAAATTTTATAAAACTGATTTTAGGATTGGAAAAAATGATTATATAGGTAGTTCAAACTTTAATTCAAGTCCTTCAGCCCACTATCCACCTAATAATAGTGGTTGGAATTCAACAGTTAATGGAAATTATATTTCTTCTATTGGTGGAACTTCTGCGGGAAATTTAGAATTTGTTGCTATATATGGAACTATGCAGAATTCTTCCGCACCTGGCGGTACATATGGTGATGCAGTTAATCCAGACGGAAGTCGTGGATATGCACGTGGTTATGTCAACCCAGATTTTAGTGAAAAACTTTCTGCAAGTGGAATAACTCTTCCAGCATCAAGGGGGGCAATGCAACACGTATCAACTATGCTTACTTCGGCTTTTACTAATATTACCAATTCTAAATTTAAACCTATCTTTGCGAGTAAAAGTATTTCTGAACCCAAGAATAGTGCAACCATTGGTAGATATGACTCGGTCACACGTTCCATGCCTACTTATGATTATGTAAATCAAGGAACTGGTTCGACAAATCGACCACCAATTGTTTCAAATCCTAGAGATGGCGAGATGACTCATTGTATATGGTATAAACCAAATACGACTGGTACTGGTGCTTGGGACGGTGGAGATATAACTTTACCAAGTACTTGGGACACTTCTGCCTTTAGTGGAAGTACTACTCCTAGAAGAGGCGCACATGTTATAGAAATTGGTATTTTAGGTAGACACTATCATACTAATAGATTGCTTGATACTATTTATTGGGATACTGGATATAGGTCTGGAAATATGGGAAATACTGGAAACTCAGCAGACTATGCAAGAGGTGGGGGACAGTTTATAGACGGTACTAATGTTGTAGCTCAATTAGAGGTTGATGCGGGAGAAATATTTTATGCGTCTCCAAGTGCGGACAATTTGTATTTCGGTCAAACTGTTTGGAGATGTGCTTTTAGGGTATATGACCCCAATAGTCAAAAAACGCCTCCGGCTGGTTGGAATAGTTTTGGAGATGTACCATTTGATTGGCCTGCATATCTGGGTACTGCTAACGTCACTAGAGTTATTTTTGCATCTTCAACTGGCGGTGCATTTTATGGTGGTACACCTAATCATTACCAACACTTGCCTGAATTAGTTGGTGTTGACATATAATTAAATGTATAAATAGTATATCATGGCAACTCCACTTAAACTCGAAGGTACAAACGGTGACTTAAAAGAAATGACCACCGCAGAAGAGAACTATCTTGCGTATCAGGCGGGGGAACAATTAAAGGTATCTGCAAAGACCGAAGTCGGTGCAATCACTGACGTATCAAC